GTATCACCACTTTTTGTTTTAAACGTAGTAACTACATTTTCATTGGCTGCTTTTATACCGGCGTTAAAACCTGGATTATCTTCTGGCAACGCCGTGCCTGCTGAAATCTGCGCACCGTAATCTGCGAATGCATCTTCAATCATTTGATGAGCAACATCTTTACTGCCGCCGTATGTGGTGAAGCCAGTGCCGCCTACGTTGCCATATTTATTATCAATGGTTGAGCTAGAACCGCCGCCGCCACCGCCGCCTCCAGTTGAGGGAGTAGTAGTAGTTGTGTCAGTTGGTAAGCCAGTATTAACATCGACAAGCTCACCCATATCAAAAGTACCTGCGGGATTATAGCCAAACGGATCAATAAACATGCTGTTGATTGCATTAAACTGACCAGGACGTGCTAACGCAAACTCATCCATTGTCTGATTGAACAGAGGCGCGGCAGAGTAGGCGCGTATGCCATCTGCATAAGTTGTTGGAGCGCCCATGCCGCCGTAAATATTTGCACCAGTTGGCGCACCTAAACCAAATGCATCAGCCGCTCGTGCCGTGTTGTCAAACACAGACATTTCCATAGGCGTAAAAGCTGCAACGGTTGGGCCAAAGCTCATTGGGATAGGGCCAAGCTTGCTCACAAAGTCTGCACGCGCTAAATTATTCCTTGCGGCGTTTTCTATGTAGTCTGGGATTTCAACGTTTGTAGATGATCCACCTTTACCCATTTATATCTCCTTAACGTAGCTCGTGTGCATTGGTTCCCATCCATGCTTTGCTAATGGTTTTTTCCAACCGAAACGGCCTGTCATGTTTAATGCAGTGCAACCTTGCTCTTTCGCCCAATTTATCACGGCATCATGCATTTCTAAAATTTCGGTGAGATCCCCACCGCCAAGAAAAACATTAAGCACCTTTTTCTTTGGATATTTTATGATCTCTGTGACCAAACAACTTTTCTTAGCAGGCCATAATTGCATGGTGCCTTTGTATAATCCCTCGTAAATATCAATTATGTCGTGCGTGCCGCCGCTATACTTTAGGGCTGCTTCTATGTGTGGTTTGCAACGCTCAAACTCTGGATGCATCAAAATGCGCCTCCGCTAAGAGCAACACGTTTCCAAATGTCCGTACTTCCATCATGGGTTGAGGTGCATATGTAAATGTAATTCGTATCCCAACTGACTAAACCAGCCGTATCGCCAGACGCACCAACTGAACTTGCAGGCACAGATTGCTTAACGACGACCTCTTTGTAAGCGCCGGATTGACTAATCACTGGCTTGACCGTGCTTCGATCAAACATTAGGTAACCATCTTCCTTGGCCGTCTCACCGCCTGTTTGCTGCACCAATGCAGACTGCGTGCGATTTAGAAACACGTTTAATCTGCGTGCCCAGTCTTTCCAGTCTCCGCCGTAGGGTTCCGGGGCTGCGTATTGCGTCATCTTTGCCCTCCGGCAACTGCGTTAACTCTATTTATACCCACGCGCCAATCAGTCAGTTTTTGCCCTTCAACACGCAAACGCAACTGTCTGCCAGTGAATCTTACGGCTGTTGGATTTGTAAGAGAAAAGGGGCCGTAACTGCGCTCTGTCCCCGTCGGGAAAAACCTTGCTTTAAAAGTTGCGTTTACATCACCTAGGTTTTTTTCATCTGGTATAAGCCCTGTAACACTTACAACATTCTCGCCAGTGCCGATTCTAAATGGGCCAGTTTCAGCAAACGGCGTTAGCCCAGAATAATCAAACCCAACCTCGTGCTCGTAAATGTACATGTCGCTAGCATCTGCAAGCATAGGTTGTCTAAACGCGCCTCGGTCTGCGCCTGCCGTGCGGTCTAAATTACCAATGTACCAAGTATTCTCGCTGTAGTTATACACGACGTATCGGTCATTTTCTGTAGAGCCAGAACTAGGGTAGTACCACCAAATCTCGTTATACAAGCTGTTAGACACGCCAAACACTTTGCTTATCTGCGCCTTGTTTATGTCATTAAATACATAGTCAGACACTTCGCTGTTTAGCTCTGCAACTGAGCTACCATTATATGCAAAGAATGAGTTTACCCCCATCCACACCGCGCCTTGATCTACAACCACGCAAGCTAATGCAGCCGCCAAACCGCAAGCCGTACCTACGCGCTCTATTCCATAAACATAGGGTGGGCCTTGGTATGTTGCGAAATGCGCATCTCTGCTTGTTAAGATCAAAGAACCACCGCGCACGTTTACACCCGCCATGATTGTGCCAGTAGTCGCAAGCTCCAAGTCTCCAGCTTCATTTGTTGCGGCAGGCGTCCAGGTGTTGTTATCTTCGCGATCTGACCACTGTACTTTCCGGGGATTACCGCCTGCGCCCAACGCAAAAACAAATCGCTCATCAGTGACAAGGATTGCTTCGTTACCAGTTGGCGCGTTACTCAGTAGTGCGGCAGGGGTGCTTGTGTTTAAAGACCACTCGTAAATCTTACCATCGTCGGCATTTTGAGCTAACAGATTTTGACCCCAAGGCTGTAGGTTCCACACCGTCGCGGGTTGTATGTTTGTCGTGTCTTGCCTTGCAACGCCATAAGCAAGCGTGCCGTAGAAGCCGCTACCATAAGCAGTAAACGCCGCCGCATCTTCTCTACCCGCGCTTAACCCAACTGGCGTAATGTCATACTTGACGCCTGCATTAGTATAAGCAAAAAGTTTGTTGTAAGTGCCGGACGCTATATATCGGTTGCTGCTATTATCTGTCCAGGCAAGCATACCCCTAAGCTTATTGGGCGCGGCAGAGGTAGATTTCTTACGCCAACCGCCAACAGGTCGCATAAGGCCGTCATGCCAACGCACTAGGTTGACGTCGCGCCATCGCCCTTCGCCCTGCAAATCCGTTCCGTTTCGATACACTCCGGGTGGGATTTTAAGGTCTACAAGTGCCATGACGCCTCACGTTTTCGTTACAACTACAAAATAACATAGTATCTAATACTTGTACATTTACGGCGCGGTAGGCCAATCAGCATCTTCCAGATTAGGCCAGTTGTCATGCGTGGTAATGTCTCGCAATGCTTGGCGGTACGTTGTCATTTCGCTAGACATTGTAACGTCTGACAATGCGTAGAAGTCTGTCTCTGCAAGCTTGGCATCTCTGGTTGATCTGTTTGCAGTTGCAGTGTTAGCATCTAGAGTTGCCTGATATGCTGCTTCTTGTTCCGCTTTGGTTCCAAGCTCTGCATCATCTGCAAACATATCTATTGCGACATACTTCTCAACCCAGTTGCCGTTTGCGTCTTGCTCAACGCCATCACGCACACTTGTTTGATATGCTGTTGTTGTAGCGGCTGGGCTTGCTAGTACTGGGTCAATGTTCATAGCGTCACAAACGTTAGCGCCCCAGACACGAGGCAATGACATTTGCGGAAATGCTGCACGCCATTCGCCTTGGCTTTTAACTTCGCCTGTTGTTCTTTCACGATATTCTGACATCAGTTGATACTCCTTTCGTCAGTTGATTGTTATCTTGATCACTCTATGCGATTGCGTAAAAAATCCAAGTTCCTGCGCTATAAAAGTTATTAGTTATAGTAAATCCAGAAGCAAATGGGTCTATATAGTCTGTATTTGTAACTTCTGCACTGGTGGTATTAAGTTCCAAATAAGGATCATTTCCAGAAACTATTCCTCTTGCACTATCCCAAACCCACCAACCTGCGGTTGTGCTATCTGTTCTTTTTAGTAAAACGAACCTAGCACCACTGCTAAAGCCACAGTCTACATTTATTGCGCTTCCTGTTAAACTAACGCTTCCCACCTTGGATACACCTGGTGCGGTAGCGAAAAGGTAGGTTATAAATCCTATATTTGCATCTGCGTTAACATCTAAATCTGTTCCTACGCTAAACTGAGTTGCGGTTGGGGCAGCATTCCAAACACCTGATCCTACTCCTTCTCCACCAGTAGAATTTAATCTTAAACGATAGGTATGTGGATTTGTTCCACCATTAAGGTCTTTGTGGTATACCATCCAATCACCTGTTGCACCTCGTTTTTTACACCACATCATTTCCGGCACTACACCAAGATTATGATTAACTGTTATTGCCGATGCTTGAGCATTTCCAAAATGGTTAGTCACATCAAAATACGAGGGTGCACGCTTCCAAACCCAATCTACAGTATTTAAACTAGTAACACCTGTATAACCTGTGTTGTTATCAAATTGCATAGTGCCACCAGAAGACTCTGCTGAAGTGCTTGAAGTTTCTAGATACTTTGATCCACCACGCAGTCTGTCATAAGGACGATGAACAATTACTGTATCTCTACTTGTTTGCAAAATCATATCTGCTACAAATCCAGTAGTCTTAGTGTATGTACCACCTGCATTTTGCAATTCTGTTGAAAAAACCTTAGTCGCATCATCTGGTGCAGCTAGTGGGCCACGTCTTATTGCCATGTAGATGTAGGTGCCACTTCCACCACCTCCACCTCCTCCTGAACCCACTACTTTAAAACCTGTTGGTGTTGGAAATGGATTATATTCTGCGTTTTCTGCATTATTTAAGTTCCAACGTAGTTGATTAGAGTTATCACCTGCACTGGTTACTGGAGTAGGGGAACTACGCATTACATCAACAACACTCCAATTACTTGTAGCATCTGTTCTTTTAAACATCATAAACTGTGGTTCAAACCCTAAGTTAACCTCAACACCTGATCCACTATTTGTGTAACTTCCACACTTTATAACATCTTGGTCACCCGATGGGCCGAACTCACCGTCATTATTGTTGTGTGCGAAAATGTAGGCTACCCCAGTTGCACCTGCATTATTAGTTGACCAAAAAGTTCCTAAATCAACTTGAGTACTAGAAAAGCTAACTGTGTCATAAGATGCAGCAGCCGCTGTAGTATTAAGATACATATATTCGTTTGCAGATACAAGATCACGATGGTGAACGCCCCAGTTTGACGTTGTGCTTGTAAGCTTTGTAATAACCATGCCCACATCTGAACCTAGGCTATGATTGATTATTGTATCTGTTCCTGTTGACCCAACGGTAAATTGCACAACATCAAAAAAGCGTGGGGCCTTCCTCCATGTCCAAGAGACTATTTCACTTCCATTATTATTTTCTGCTGCTGCACTGCCGACAGTAAAACCATTTGAGTTAAAAGAAGTTAAACCATTGGTTTCAGTTGTTTCAGCATTAACCAAGCTAGAAAAAAGACGTTTTGTTGCGCCTCTTGCTGTGTCATAGAGAGTATGATGTACTGCATCACCCCTACGTTTTGTCCAAACCAAACCACCTTCGCCACTTAGGTCAATGCCGTTGGTAATCGTTTGTGTAGAACCATTTCCATCATACAAAAACGTGGAAAACACCTCGTCTACATCAAGAGCTGCACCACCAGCCGAGCCAGCCGCTGCCTTTAATAATTTAGTTGAAATGTTCATTACTTAATATCCTGACCAGCCACCAACAGATTGTAGATCGTGCCACCGTCTGTGGTGAATATCACAAACGTATCAATCGCATTTGCTGTTGCAGTAAGCGTAGGTGCAGTACCACCCACAAAGTCTACACTGGCTGGAAATGTTACTGTGTAACCGCTGGCAGACGCATCCTGTTTTATCTTTAGTACAAAGCTAGATACCTTGCCTGATGCGGCTGGGTTGCTAAACGTATACGTTACATTCTCAGTCAGCGTATGCTCAAACACATTGCCATCACGTAGGTTTAGCGTAGCCGCATTAGAGCTAGATGTAACAGAGGTGCTTTCCTCGATTGTGCCGTTGTCAAACGTGGCTACGCCGTTGGCATCTGTTGTTACGAAAGCACTTGCATTTGTAGTGCCTAGCGCATTTGGCAGTGCCACTTCATAAGTTGCGCTTGCAGAATGTGGTGGGCTTGCCACTGTAACACCGTGACTATTGTTTTCGCAGTTTAAGACAATCTTACCTGAGTTATCATTACCCCTTACAACAACTTTACCAGTACCGTTAGGCGCAAGGTCTAAGTTTGCATTAGATGAGGTAACAATGTCTTGCCCATTTGTATCGAGGTTGGCTGCAAGGCCAGTACTTAGATTCAGCGTCGTGCCAACTATTGTGCTAAACGCGCCAGTACTGGCAGAGTTTGCGCCAATCGGTGTGCCGTCAATCGCGCCACTGTTTATATCTATGCCTGTAACTGGCGTTGTGCCGTCTAGTAGATCATCAAGTGCATCTAGGTTGCTGTTGATGTAACCACCCCAGGCGTCCTCATCTCCCCCAACGGTAGGTTTTTGTAATGAATAAGTTGTGGTGTTAGTTGGCATATATAAACTCCTCAGTTACGTTTCTGCCACGCACACTTTTCCTAACAATGTAAGGGAGACAAGCGCAGTAGCTCGTTGAGGCAACTATCGCACAGTTTGGCTGTATCTCCAAAAAATCATGCAGCACGTGAATCTGTGATTGGCGTCCAGGTTTCGCTTGTTGCTGCGACTGGCGTCCACGTTTCCGGCGTGCCTGCAATAGGCTCCCACTTTTCTATGGCAGTTGTTGCCAAGCTTAACGCAATGGTTGAAGTTGAACTGCCAAGCAACACACGCGCAACGGAGGTAGATAAGGACAACGATACAGCTAAGTTAACAGCCCCAACAACGTCAAACACACCGCTTGCAGTTGTCGTTAAAGTTGATGCTATTGTTGCTTGTGCGTTAAGTTGTGGGCTTGCGCCAACCGTCATCGTAGACGTAATAGCAATTGTGGCCGTGCTTTGCTCTATGCTGTCGTTACGGCCATAAATATTGGTGCCATAGGTAGCTAACCCATAACCAGGCCTAAACCCATCGCTTGCAACGTATTCCTCTGCAACGGTAATTGTTGCGCTTTGTAGAGTAATTGTAACACTTGCATCGTTTACTGTATCTGGGTCAACGACGCTAACAGAAAAAGTAGACGCAATAGCTGCCGCGCCATCTTTTACAATTTGCGCGGAACAGACGGCACTAAGCGCAGGCGTTACCGTTGCGGCGGCGTCAATCGCACCAGTAACACCATACAAACCAGTGCCGTAAAAGTCGGCACCATATGAGGCGCGATAAGCCACTAGTCTAAGGTTATATCAAGATCGCCAGTTGGAATACGAAACACATCGCCAGTTGCAATGGCCTTGCTTGCAGATAACGCAGAGTAAGCAATCAAGTTGCCGCTTGTGCTCGCGTCAAAAACACCAATATGCGTGACTGTTCCAAAACTTGCTGTAGCCGTCGGAAACTCAATAGCGCCAGAATTGGTTGCCAAGTTGCCAGACACAGTAAACGATACTGTTTTTCTAACATACGCAGTGCCAGATGTAGAAACCTCAGTACCGCTAGCATCCTCTGCCGGATCGCTTGTGAATAGCGCGACATACCAAGCTGTTGGTCTTGTTACGCTTGTTGCAGTAAACACGTAGTTTAAAACGTGCGTCTCAAATGTATTGCTAAAACTCATGGTTAGTACGCCTTTATTTTCATGCGACGGCCAGAACCGCCGAACTTAGTTGCCTCAGATTCGCTGTTAATGTCAGCAAGTGTTTGCGCGTAAATAGAACCCCAAACCGCAACACGCGCATCGTCTTTTAAGTAAGGGGCAGAGTGAACCAGTGCGCCATACAAATACACATCTGGAAAAAATGTTAGAATGTCATTGGTGGTATTACTGTCGCTCAAAGCAGCCACACGCTTATAATAATATAGCTCTGTCGTATATGTACTGTCTGGCGTTGGGTAAACCTCAATCTCACCGGCTGTAATTGCGTAAAACTGTGGCTTGCCAGTTGCATCAGAACTAGACTTACGACGCTTTAACATCTCAGCTTTGCTCAACAACTCGATCTGCGCTAAATCGCCAGACGTTATGTGAAATGTTAAAGCCTCGGCAAAATCTGCAGGTAGGGCGCTAAACTGCGTATCAACTTGCGCTGTAGCTCTACCCTCCATACGCCAATGCCTCACACGCCTGTTTATGTCTGCTTCTGCAAGAGCAATAAAATCTGGCGCGACGCTTGTTAAATCATCACGGTTAAGAAAGTCACCTATCGCTGTCTTTAGCTCTGCGTATGTCGTTAATGCCATCTACGTCCTCACTGAACTTGTTCTTGTTTTTTTAATTCTGTGATAAAATCACCAGAACCAATGGCTGCAAGAATACCAGCAGTTAAATTTGTTAAATTTTGTATCCTTGGGTCAAAGCGAGCAAACTTTGACCTTACATCAGAAAGATCAAAAGTCGTTTGAACTTTTGCACCAGTCGGGTCTGTCGTTTGAAGATTCATACCAGCAAAACCTTCATCTTTTGCAGTCTGAATATTTTTTTGTACATTTTCAAAATATGTTTTTTTACCTTTTGCTAGGTCATTGGCCGGCATAGCCTTTCTATTACCGCGCAA